CTATCAATTGAAGGTTGAGTTACGGGTTGAGAAAATTTTTGGGTAAGTCCTTTCATATATTCTTCAACAAATTCAACTTCAGGCCATACCTCGTACAACCATCCGTTTGTTAAATCAACATATTTTGGGTCTCCGGGATATTTTAATTGGAACCTACCCTTTTTATCATCAGGGGTTTCAACAAAAAATTGAGGCCATGGGTAAATTGGCTCTTGACCATTAACCAATCCTTGATTTTGGTTTTTAGCTTGTTGAGAAATATTAAAATGTTGGACATTATCAACCCCAAGTGCTGAGGATGGGTTATTTAAAATAACATTCGCCCTTATAGGATGGTATTTTACATTCCAAGCATTTGTATGGACTTCATCTAATAATCTAATAAAACCTTCCGCAGAAGCCATAATAACTGAAATAATATTTCTTACAGTTGGTTTGAACCCTAACCCTATTGAAGAGCTTTCAATTTTTTTAGCTAAATCCGCAGTAATTTCAGTTTCATAACCCAATAATTTCTTATTAGTTTCTGTTTCCATCTTGGATAATAGTTTTTGGAATTCACTAAAAACATAAACGGGGGGTAAAACAATGTTTGCATTATTTGTTTGTCCTCTAGTGTCAGAACTATTTTTTTCTGTAGTAGGTTTAATTTGGTCATAAATTAGCGTTTCAGTTGAGGTAATGTTTGCCTGTGTTGGTAGTAAAATCCCTGTTTGTGAAATTGTTGTTTGTGTTAAATCAACATCACTTAATGAAATTTGTTTCTTAAAAGTATCATATATTATACTATTTTTTATTGGCGTTGTACTACCTTTACCTAAAGTTGGGTTGGCAGCTAATAACTTATTAAATTCATTAACCAATCCTTCAAGTAAGGTATTTGCTTCTTGTTTTATAGTAGGATTGTTAACATACTCTTGTTTAAAAATATAAACTTCCTCTCCCGTTCCCTTCAATTTTATTGGTTTTGGGTTCATGTATTTGTTAAACCAAGATTGATTATCCGAATAAATTCGTTTAAAGTAGTTGGTTAATGTTTCCTTATAAGTCCTAATATTAGTTAAAGGCTCTATTAATACAGGTGGATATGAGTTTTGAATAGTTCGTTCAAACTCTTGTAATTTATTCATTAATTGAGCTAATGTCAATTCCGGAAAATCTGGACTAATTAAACCTTTCGATTTGTATTCACTATAAACCTCAACAATTTTTTGGTATCCTTTTTCTGACACAAGTTGTGTTACGGTATTATTAGTTGATATAGAAGATTCTTTTGATACTACATCACTTTTAGATTGTGATTCGATATTTTTATTAGAACCTCCCTCAGGAGATGTCGGTGATTTTGAAATATCAAAAGTTCTACTATACATATGAGGTGTAGCAAATAAACTACCCATCGATATCTCATTTAATATATTAAACTTATATCCAACAAAATCTAATTCAATTGTGTAATTACCACTAAAGGTATTAAATCTGGCGTTAAATGTTCTAAGATTTAATTGGTATCTAACCGCTTGTCCATAATAACCTTTAAGTGTTAAGTAAAATGGGCAATATGGTAAGTTAAAAAAAGCGGAATATGGTGAATTGTCTCCAAGTTGGAATAAGGCCCTTCCCTGAACATCTTCAAGTGTCATACTAACCGTAGGGACAAATGAAGTATTTGTTTTGATACTAATACTAGTTATACCTAACAACCCATTATCAATAGGTTTACCTCCGGGACTTGCGACGGATGTTTTAAGATACGGATTCTGTCCGTTCGGTGGTCTTATTATTTCTTCTTGTATTTGATTATCCCCTGTACCATTTCTAGAATTGTTACCCGTTAACTCATCATAATAACCTGTCGTTAAAGAAGTTTCCTCAGTTGGTCGTAAAAAATTAATTTTTGCAACCGATATTGTTTGAGTGGTATCATTGGGAGCACCTCCAATTGATAATTTTGTTCTTTGAACTACTTCGGCCTCAAGATTAACATACATAACCAAATTTTCATGGTCAACTAACCTTTCTTTAATATTATTAAGTGTATCTATAGTTTTATTTGGGTCAACAACAACAATGTTTTGATAATCAAATTCTACTAAAATATTACCACTGTTATCTCCTTGTAATCTACCTGCCATAATAAAAAAAATATTCGGACACCGCCGCTTTATAGTCCTGTAATGAAGGTAGTAAAGGAAAAGGGATTATCAATACAGCACCGTCATAAATATAATTCTCCAACCCCCCAAATTGAGGATTTGCCTGTAAAATTAACCAACCGAAAAAAGGTGAATTGTAAAATTCTTGTGAAACAACATCTAATCTACTTCTTCCCACTTTATAAATAAATGTCTTATCCGTTGGTTTTTGTCCGATACTTACAAAAGGGACAATAGTTTGTTCCCCATTGATATTAAAATCACTATATCTGTTATAATATTGATATGCCATTAGTTAAGTTTTGCTTTTGATATAAATACATCTGAAGGACTTTCGTCGTTCCAAGTTTTATTATTTGTGTTTTGGTTTTCAGTCCAACCTAATCCTTTAATTAATGTTTGTTGAGCAGGGGTATTTGCACCTTCGGTAGTATATGTAAATGTCCTTTTTTTCTTTAAATTAAATGGAGTATATTTTAAAAAGTCCTTTAATTTATTTTTCTCCATTTCATCAATAAAAAATTTAGTTATTGCATTTTCTTCTTCAAACGCCGGTTTTGCAATCGTTAACCAGTATTTATCAAACTCCGTACTTATTTTATCATTATCACCCTTACCTATTAATGCAGAATTACTTAAAATATTACCAATTAATGCGTTTTTAAATGATTCATATTTTTTAGAATCTACAACATCATTAGATACTATCATGTAAACTCTTCTAAAGGTATAACCACTATTACTATCAAATAAACCAGCGCTAAACGGGTTGAACACTTTTTTAGTCTCAAGTCTATAATTTGGTTCAAACACTAATTGTCCTGTATATTTTTTACCCTTATAATCAATTTCAGTTGGTGCGATACTAATAAGATTAAATTCGGTGATACCGCTTTTAATTTTTTTCACATCATTATATAACTCCGTTAAAGTATTAGTTACATTGGTTGAGCTAGGGTCGACTTCAGTGGTTCCTGAAGTAATATAGGAGATAATTTTACCATCAGAAACTTGATATCCATCGGTTCCGGTATCTGAAGCCGCAGCGTAAGTAATTGCATTAATTCTTCCAATATACCCAATATAACTTTGTTGTACTGAGACCATACCGTTAGCTATGTTGGTAATTGCATTTTGGAAGGAACCTCTTTTATTATTAACAAAATTTGAATAATTTTCTTGGAGTTGGTTTACAAGTCTATTTGTAAAATTTTGTTTTGAGATAAAATCAATAAACCCTTCATCTTCATTTTTAATGTCTTTAATTAATTGCCCGAATATTTCATCAACTCTTTTTTCCAAATTATTTGGTTTACCAAATAAGAAAGTTTCAGGTTCATTTTTAGTTATCAAAAATTTACCTTTTTGGTAAATTCTCTCCGACATCCATTGTTGTCGAACCGCGTTATTATATTGGTTTAATGACTCTCTATTTTTATTAACAACATTTGTAAAATAATTTTGACTTTCTTCAACCAATTTATCCATAGTAGAACTATAACTAAGAGTTCCTGTTTGATTTGTACCTTCAACCACATTTGTAAGAATTGTTCCTACCGCTTTATCATTACTTTGACCATTATTTGGAGATGCTTGGTTAATCGTTGGTGGAGCAACATTATTTTCAATTGCAGATTTTAAAAAGTCAGCATCAATCACTTTATAACTTAAATCAGTTGAATCTGCTCTATCGTCATAAATTTCTGTATTAGCATAATAGTTAAACGTTAACGCATTTTGTAGTTTATCCACAGATTCCTTTAATCCACTACCCCCAACAAAATTAAATGATAAAGTTACATTTGCTATCATAGGTTGAACTCCAATACCTTCAGGATTTATATCTAACTCCTCATAAGTTAATGACAAACTTGTTGGGATTATTTTAGTGTTATAAAAATCCCCGACTCGTAAAACTAAAACCGGTGGTGCACCAAATGAAGTATTGGTTGCATCATTATAACTAAGAGATCTAACCCCATTATTAAATTTAACCGTTGGGATTGTATCTCCAGGTCTCATACATTGTTGTAAAAATGTTAATCTTGAATTAAGACCTTCTGGTGTCATTGAGTGAAACGCAGGTTGGAAAAATTTTAATTTATCCCTTAAGTTATCGTAAACTAATGGTGTTTCTTCTTTTATTGTTTCGAAATAATCACATTCAGATAATAATGACCTTAAAACCCTTTTACTTATATTATCTCTTTGAACTACGGTTGTTTCAATAACCGGAACAGTTTCGGTTTTAGTAACGACATTTCCTGTAACAACGGTAGTCTTTTTTGGTGGTAGAACGGCAGGGGGTGCGTTCAATGTTGATACTACATTTGATATGAAAGCACGTCTACAAGCCATTGCGTTAGTTGTATAAACTTCATTATTTGCGGGTTGACTATTACCATCATTATCCCCACAATTAACTTGACCCTTTGGGTTAAATTGACCTGTCTTACTATCAAACGCCATAACTTGGGTAAACTCTCCAACTCCTCCGGTCGGGTCAAATAATAACCTTTTATCGACGTAATTTTTCAAATTTGGACTTGATTTGATATAATTAATTGCCGAATCAATTCTTTTTGCTGACAGAATATTATTAGACGCCTCTGTTGCTTTTGGAGATGTACTACTTTTAAAATATAATGTTACGGTTCCTTCTTTGTTATTATTTAATTGTTTAGCTAATTCATTAATTAGTTCATCAATTCGTTTTTTATTTGGTATTATTACCGTATTAAAAAACGAATTTGTTGCCCCAGAATCTGGATATGTATTGTATCTGTCTCTTCTAGTTGTACCAGTATATGCGTCAAAAAGTGTTTGATAATTTTCACCCAATTCTTTTGGTATGTTATTGTCAAAATAAAACGAAATGTTCTCAAATTGTTTCAAATCATTTACGGGGGCTCCGCCAGTACTACCATTGTCGCTTTTAACTTGGTCTTTACTATCGATAGTATTAACAACATACTTAATTTGGTCTGGTGTTAATTCCTTAGAACTTAAAGCGGTTTGAAGTTGAAATAAATCATTTGGCGATATTGTGTAATATTTTTTAGCTAACTCATATAAATCATATTTTCTACATCCGGCAAAAAAAGAATCTAAAATACTATCAATTCTAGTTTTATTGGTCTCGTTAGCCAAAACTTTATTAACTATAACATTTAAAACCGATGGATGGTCTACAACAATTTTCCAAGTTAAAGTACCTGTTCTACTAGTATTTTTGTAAGTATAAATTGGTTCGGGCCTACCGATAAAATCAGTTCCCTGCCAATTCGCACTTACGGTTTCGTTAAAAGTTAATCCATATGGTGGAAACCACATTACTCTACCCCCATTGGGGCCTCTTTCACATACAGGTAAATCAGAAACTGTGAATCCGGGGGTATTTGATGTTCTCCAAGATAAATTTTCAATTGAAAACATGTATTTTTTAGCAACGGCATTATTAAAAGTTCCAACTAAATTTGTTGAGTCTTGTCCTCCTTCTTGTTTATTGGGAGCAATGTTGAGGTTATATGTTTTATCTAACACTGAATATGAAAACCTTCTACCTTCAGTAACAATACCGTCCGTTTTCTGTAAATCATTATATTGAATATATGGTACGTCTTTAGCAAATACTCGACAATATTCTGTTCCAACTTCTTGTCCTATTGACCCCACATACCTTAAAACCCGAGAACCTTTTGTCAACTCTTTATATCCATCGTTAAAAACTTTAGAAACTTGGTCAATAGCATTACCTACATGTTGTAATCTTTTACCTCCTTGTGGTTGACTATTAATAATTCTTTGTGTGTCGTCAAGTATTGAACCCTCCCTAAAAGTTCTTTCTGTTGACTCGGTACTATTATAAGATGATGGTTTAAAATCCTCATCTTGATTAGTAACCTCACCTCCAACTCCGACTTTCTTACCGGCGTTTCCTTTGTATTTTGGTGAAACCCAAGTGAACCCACCTTCAATACCTCCACCGTTACTATATGTTGGTCCGTTCGCCCCCAGTCTAATTTCTTTACTAGGTCCTTCATATAATTGAGCAAGTTCTTGAGGTCCGTAAACAGGAGCTTGTTGTTCATTACCAAAAGCATCTACGGGTAATTCTCTACTTGGTGAGAATACTCTTGATGGGTCAGATGTTGTTGACCCAACATAAAAATTAGCATTATTTGTTTGGCTTCCAACAATCGCACCACCTAATCTATCTATTAATGTTCTATCGTAGTTTGGTTTATACTTATTAAAATTAATATTTTTCCATAAGATAGACTTTTGTCCTCCTCCCGTATTGTTGTAGAAAATTTGAGAACCTGTTTTTCCCGCACCCAATAAATTTGATACAAAATTACCTACAGCAGCAATTGGATTGGCAATTAAGGATTGGGCAATAGTCCCTGGTTTTGGTTGGTTAATGTTAGGGTCAAAATATGAGCCAGGAATTAATGAGAATGGTAGTAAACTTCCCGTCAATCTAAGTGAAAAGTCCGCAGCCGCGGTTATAGGGTTAGACGGGACGGTAATTTGATAATTGGGTTCAATTAATGGAACTCTACCCGTCAAAATATTAACAACATTCGTGCTGCTATTAACATTTAAAATATTTGCACGACCTATAGTTTCTCGGATAATTGCTCGTCCAATTCTTTCCTCAAACTCTCTTTTTAATGTTTTAGCCCCTAATCGAGCGATAAAGGAATCCTCACTCAAACGACCATTACTACCTTGTGGGTCTGACGATAATAATATTGATAATGATGAATAAGATGACGAATTAAAAGTTGTTGGGTATGGTTGATTGTTATATAAATTTGGGACTCCACCTGTAAGTCCGTTATTTATTGAATCAGGAGACACGATTGCTTCTCCAGCATCTAATTGTTGTAAACTATTAGGACCATAAGCATTTAATGGTTGCCATGGTGGTGCAATCCCTGGAAATCCGATTTTCGCAGCAATTTGGGCTTCTTCTAAAAGTTTTGCGTCTTGTTGTCCGGGACCATATTCACCTTTATTGGGGGCAATAGTATTAACAGGTAAATCAGGTAATTGTTCGTATCCCCCGTCATTACCCCATTTATTAAGTGGGTATAATTTATCGGCGAAAAATGGTGTATCTATAAAAGAGTCCGGACTATCAACAGGAACTAAATCAGATTGAACAATCTCATATGTTGTCGGTGGCACAACTTTAGTTGGAGATTTGGAATATGGAGCCAAATTTCTCGCAATAAGTTTTTTTCTAAACCCTTCGGTGCTAATATAATCTAATGGACTACCCATCTATTTTCTATTTATTTATAAATAGGTTAATGTTAATTTTTTATTCAAAAATTACTTTGTTCTTTCAAGCTGTTTTGATTTTTGAGATATATATTCGTAGATTAATCTTTTATATTCTTCAGATTCCATATAAGTTTTTAATTGTTGTTGACTAACACCCGGAGGTGCGTCAACTTTAATTGTTATAACTCCTCCAAAATCAACTTTCGAATTAACCGTCTGAACACTACTACTAGTTTTTTCCGAAGTACCATCAAAACTTTTAGTTCCAAATATACTTGATTTACTTATTGGTTCAATTTTTTTTGTTCCTGTAATTTTAGAAGCACTACTTGATTTTTTGAGCTCTGAGTTTGTTGCTCCCAAAATTTCTGAAGCATATTTTTTAAACGCTAATTCAATACCACTTTTACCGGTAATTTGTTTATCGCTATCTCGTAAAATATTTTTTAAAGCATCAAACCCTTTATCACCAAGAGTATTTGCTTTATTTTTAATTTCATTTTCAAGAGAGGTAAGTTTTATCGCAAAATCTTTATTACTTATTTTACCCATATCCTTTGTGGTAAAAAGTACTCCCATTTTTTTAACGACATCATTAATACTTTCAGTTATCTTAGAACTTTCAGGTACATTTTTGTCAACCGATTTCGCAACCGAACTTACAATTCTTTCCGCACCTGTAAGATTTCCTCTAATGATTGAAGCCCCCGCAATTCCATAAGTTCCCTTTGCAACATTTGATTCTATCGCCTTTTGAATATTTATCAACACATCTAATTGACTGATTTGGATTTCTTCTAAAGTTTTTGGAGCTTCTTCTTGTTTTTTCCTCAACTCTTTGAATTCGTCTGCGGTAATATCACCAAGTTTTTTGTATTCAATCGCACCCTTATCATCTTTAATTTGAACAACATACTCACCATCTTTCTTTGTTGCCATATTAGCCAACAACTGTCTGTCTTCTGGTTTATCAAACTGTAATGATGGACTAATAGCCGATAACCTTTCATTTAAAGAAGCGGCCGCTAAAGCACTTTTTGTTAATTGGTCATAAGAGATTCCGGTCTCAGTAGCCATTTCTCTTAAAGTCAATAATCCTTGACGATTTATTGTAAAATTTCCCGCAGCATCAAGTTCAACAAATTGTTGTGTTGCTTTAATTATACTATCTTGTAGAGCCCCAGGATTAGTAAGTGAATCATTCATCATTGCAAAAGGGTCTCCTAATTGACCAACCGCAACACCTAATCGTTGTAGGGCTGCCGCGGTATTAATAGCCTCTTCGGGTTTCATAACTTTTTCTGCGAAAGTAGCGGTTGCTGACATATCAAACCTCAACATTGACGCTTGTGCCGCCATTTTGGTCAATCCCCGTACACCATCACTGAAATTGAATCTATTCATTATAGACATATTTTGAGTGACATCGGTCATTACCGTCTTAGCATTTAGTCCAACACTTTGAACATACTGGATAGAATCCTCTAAGTTAACTCCGATTTGAGATGTCTCATACCCAACTTCAGCGAATTTTTCAACTAAGGAACTTGAGGTAGTTTCGAGAATTGTAGATGCAGCATATAACTTACTAACTTGGTCTTCTGTAGCAATTACATTCCTTCTAGCACCTTCTGCAATACCTGCCATTGTTGTATTAACATCAGAAATGTCACCACCCAAACGAATGACCCCTGCCGCTGCTCTTGACACCGCGTCATTCATTTCATCCATACGAGTTCTTCCTTGTACAAAGGACTCATTAAGTCTATTCGCTTCTTGATACATGTTACCAATAGCGTTTAATATTTCATCAATAGGTTGACCTAACCTTTCAAAACTTTCTTTAAGTTCTTTAGCACTACCTTCGTTGTCTGCCATAATTATTTAACTTTATATATAAATAGAAGAAGGACTAAAATTTTTAGTCCTTCTTGTTATCTTCAATCCATTTATCTAATAAATATTTTCTCACGAATAATGGCATTTTTTCAAAATCACCATAACTGATATTCATAAATTTATTCAAATAATAGAATTCGTCTATTTGGTTTTTCCTATAATCAGAAGAAAGGACGAAAAAACTCGACCCCAAACCCAACATTCACTGTCAGCTTTTCTCCGGACGGGGCCATTATTACTTTATTCATATCTAGTCTAGGTTCGTTTTCGTTCATAAATTTTCTAATAAATTTAGAATCTGAAATTGGCATTGATTCAATAAATTTACCAATAACTGACTTGTCATTAGAACCATCAATTTCAACTATTTCTTTTTGTAATCTCCAAGTGATTTTTGGAACAACTCTACCTTGAGGGTATGTTTCAGCCAATTTACTAATGTCCATAATCTCTCCGTAATTAAGTGGTTTTAATTTAACAGTTGATTGGGTTTTTGGTAATTGGATAGTAAATGTTCCGTCTTCGTTAGGTATTTGTCCGTTAATTATATTTAATTGGTCTAAAATAATTTGAGACTGAAAAGATTTTTTAGTTGCCGGGTCAACAAGATTTAGTGTCATTTCTGGTCCAAATCCCGTATTTCGTAAAAAAATTAATATCGCTTCAATATCCCCTTCAAGTAGGTCTTCAATCTTAACATCAGGTTCATATATCTTGGCTCGTAATAAACTTGTTGTCAAGTCGTTTGTCCCTGCCATTATAATATTTTCGTCTGATGCGGTAAGATAACCGACTTTTAAAGATTTCTTTTTATTTTTATAAAAAAGTCCTTGTGATGGTAATTGAACCACATCGTGTGGTAATGTAAAATTTTCTTGACCGTAGTCTCTTGATTGTGTTTCCATATATAAAAAAATTAACCGTAAAGTTTATTGCTTTACGGTTAATTATAAGTTAAATAAAAATAATTGTAAATATTAAATGTAAATCTAGTAAACCAATACACATCTATCCATACGAAGTTGTGCGGTAATATCCGCCAATGCGTCTTGACTATAACTTAAAGACCCAAAATTAACATCAGTTAAAAATGTTCCATAAAGAATCCATTTTTCAACCACAACTCCTGTTGGGTCTAACATTTCAAGGTCGATATCTTTTTTATAACCTGCAGCATAACCCATACGACCGGTAACTGATTCAGCATGTAAACGAACCCACTCCATAAGTGCTTGAGCGGCCGAAGGACCGATTGGGTCACGGAATTTAACCGTAATTGGGTCCCAATTAAATCTACCAGCAACAAATGTCGATGTATTTAAAAATTGGATTTCAGTTGAACCAATCTTTATAGTTGGTCTTGATGCACTTTCAACAAACCATTCATTTATCCCTAAACTGGATGGAAACCTTAAAATAAACCGGTTCTGTCTTTTTGGTTCATAAGGTATGGGCATTTTCATTAATAAATCAGCCATGTTATTTCAATTTTGTTTTTTTTTTGTGTTTATATTTTATAAATATACTCTTGATTAAAAATTTTTATATTTACTTTTTTTTTTAAGAAATTATTCTCTAGTTATATAACTTTTTAATGCCTCCAGCCGTAGAATAAGTCTTAACTATATTATCTGGTTTATCTTTAAAATGTTTACTCATAGCTTCTACGTTTTTTATATCATCATCTGAAAATCCTATAACCGGTTCTTTTGGTATAAAATTATTTGAAATATCATTTTTAATAAATGCCCTTTTATTTATAATTCCAGACATTCCTTTTATATATGATACAAAATCTTCCATAGCTTTAACTTTTAATTCTTCAGGATTTGACACTCCTTCTTCATTACCAAAACTAACAGGGTGATACTTATTTAACTCTAAATACGATTTAATTAATTCGTCGTCACTCATTTCATCTTCATTAACAAACGACCTATATTTTTTTAAATTTTTAATTAATGTGTCTTTATCTATACCATTGAAACCACTTATAATGTAATTATATATCGATTGTTTTAATGTTTCAGGATTATGACCTCTAGCCGTTATAATTGCAAAAATTGACCCATTATTTATTGCTTCTCTGAAATCGTCAAACGCTGGACCTTCTTTAGCTATCATAGAGTCAACTAAAAAATCTTTATCACCTTTCGTTCTAAAATTCCTAAATGGTTCGTCGGCATATCCAACAACCACATTTCCTTTGTATTGTATGGGAATTTTACCTAAATCATGTCGATACTCCGCAAAGTCATCTGTGCTCATACCAATTTCCTCGCCATCTTCAGTTTTTAACATAATTTTAGTCGGCATATGAACAATATTATCATCCCAATCAAAGGCATAATATTTCATATCTGGTGTTCCCTCGGGATTAAATCCTTCTTTAATCTGTTTTTTCATATTTGACATTTAAAGGGGATACTTTCATACCCCCATTAAATTTATTATTTTTAGATATTTTCAAACGATGCTCCTGTTGGTGTGATGAAAAACTCAATATCGATGAACTCAAGAGATCTCGTAGGTTTTATGTAAATTTTACCAACTAATCTGTTAGAGTCTAAATCTTCAGGTGTTGAAGATACTGTTACACGGAAATCGTAAAGACCTCTATCTCTTCTGATTGAATCTAAAATAGGGTTAACACTATCTAAGAATTGTTGTCTAACGATTTGGTCGTTTTGTTCGAATAATAATCTTACAGCTACTGCTGAAATCAACTTACGAGCTTGGAGTAATAATCTTCTTACATTCAATCTATTAAGTGCCGAATCTGCGACTTGTAAAGTTTTGTTACCCCAAATTACGGTTCCAATGTCAGAGTAAGTTGCTATAGGGTTAATTCTACCTTGATACAATGTGTCTCTATCTGTCTGTGTAAGTTTTTGTCTAGCTTTGATTGAATTCACAAGACCTCTTGTGTAACCCGCTGATGCAAACCAAGGGAATGAAATATTATCAGTCAATGCTAAGTTTCTACAAACTTCACCTGTTGGTGGTAAATAAATTTGAGTGTTATTAACCGTATCACGAACTAATATCCAAGGATAGTAAGTTGCTGTGTAGTTAGAATCAATTCCTGTATTATCTAAGTTGTCGACCGCTTCTTGAGGATAGATGATGTCTTGAGGATTTGTTGAATCCGGTGTATACATCTTATAATCAGGTGTCGTTGCAATATATATTGAATCCGCTCTTGAGAATTGAACCATGTCTATTGCTTCTTCTACAAGATTTGAGTTATTAACATAATCAATCGCCGTTGTTGCAAAAATATTAATATTTGTTGACTCCGGATTTGCAAATGTTAAAATACCAAGTAAATAAGCGTAATAATCAGTATTTGCAAAATCTTGAGTATTGTTCTGAACAACAATTCGTTTGAATAATCCGTCACCTGTTGCGGTAGGGTATCTTGTACTAGGGTAAGCTCCTGCTAAGAAACCTGACGCACCTAATTGGAATCTATCTTCATTTGTTCTATATTCTCTATATATGTCCCATCCGTCAAAACCTCCCGCAAAACATACAGTATATTTTCTTGAGAAAATGAAGTAATAAGGATTTTCTTGTGTTCCAGGGTCTTCTCTAAATTCCGCAACACCACACTCAAACGCCGTGTCTCCGCTTGACATAGAAGTGTTTGCAATTGTAACAACAGTTGCACCTGAATCCATATGGAAACCTTTACTTAGGACATTCCAACGTTGAGCGTCGACTTCACTAGGTGATTGTATCCAATTTGAAGGTGTTTGTTTACCTTTATAAGTTAAAAACGACTCATCAATTCCAAACTGAGATGAAAATCCTAAGTAACTTCTTCTAACAACATCTCCTCCAGATTCCACGGGGGCTCCATTAGCGGCCGAACCGAATGGTGGATTAGCGATTACCTCACCTGGAAAATAATATTTTGTTTTAAATTTAGGATAAGGTGATGGATAAATGTTATAATCTTGATATTCTCTTTGGGTGTACCCATAAAACCCACAAGGTAACGCGTCTATAGGAGCTTCATCTGACATCTCAACCATTACATATTTAGATATGAGAGCGAATTCACCATTTGACGAACCTATTTTTTTTGCAATAAAGTTATTTGATGCTGGGTCCATATTACAATTTGTAAATTTCTCAATTACAACGGGATTTGCATCAGTGTCAAAGAAGTTTCTTACTAATACATCAAAAGACATACTATTAAAAGAGAGATTTGCAATTGATACTTTAACTTCAAAGTTTGCATCATCCCCATCAGAGATTGATATAAATTTAAACAAATTATATACCTTATTACCTCTCAACTCTGAAACTAAATAAGGGGTTTCAGGTGATTGATATCTCTCCAAATTATATGCAATTGATGATGTGTTCTGACTTCTTGCTCCCGGTAACGCAATCAAATCACAAGAGAGACCTCTAATATACCCTTGATTATATGCGTAATTTAAAGATCCTTGATATGCCTCCTCAACATAAATTGGAACTTCAAATCTTGATTTACCAAAATTATCAACACCTAATACTTTAGTTATATATTTTGAGGAAGATGAAAGTAAAGAAGTTTCAAAAGTGAAAACATCATTATCATTAGTAACTCCCGATAACAAAAAAGTTGCAAATGGGGATTTAGTTATTCCTGAATATTGTCCGGAACAAACTAATTGTAAATCTGTGAGACCATTTACTTG